CACTTAATGCTTGATAACCTAATGCAGTATTAAATGAGCCAGAAGTATTTGCATCTAAGACTAAAGCACCTACGGCTGAGTTTTGCTCTCCAGTTGTGTTTACTGATAAACTTTGAAAACCTAACGCAGTGTTGTTAGCTGCAGTAGTATTTGCTCCAAGAGCATAAGTACCCATAGCAGTATTTTCACTGCCTGTAGTATTTGCATCTAATGATTGATAACCTATAGCAATATTATTATTAGCAGTAGTATTTGCTGCCAAAGCACTTACACCTAAAGCAGTATTTCTTGCTCCAGTTGTGTTTACTGCTAAAGCACTTTTTCCTACGGCAGTATTAAAACTAGCCGTAGTATTAGCGTCTAGAGCAGAAGCCCCCAAAGCAGTATTACCTGATCCTGATATGTTATCTCGCAAAGAAAAAGCTCCAACGGCTGTGTTTTCAGACCCAGTAGTATTATCTTCAAGAGCTTTTCGCCCAACAGCAACACTATATTGACCACTGGTGTGATTTGTTAAAGCAAGAGAACCTATAGCAGTGTTATCTACACCAGTAACAGCAGCATCTAAGGCATTTTCTCCAAGAGCAGTATTACCAGAAGCAGAGTTAGTACCTTTACCAATATTTACACCATTAATTGTTCCATTAGCACTAAATGATGGGCCACCAGCTAACGTGAATAGATTTACATAAGCATTATTAGCAGTATTCCTCAGCTTCATTATTGATGCTGAAGTATCAGCAAAAAATTGACTTGCGTATGTGGTAGTAGGAGCAGAAGAATTTGAATTATTTGTAGCAATCGCACTTAAGGCATTATTAATATCGGCTCGGACATTAGCTCCCGTAGAGTTGTCTATAACATAATCATGTGTAGCCATTACTTAATCCAATTTTTACCTAAGTATATCCTACTTTAAAATTAACTACCACGCCCAAATCCTGTAGCAGCATATTTGAAATTTCTATTAACATTATTTCCACCACTATCTTTTACATCAATATCAAAACCCGTCCCTGTTATAGATGATAGCGTAAAGAAGTCTCCCTGCTGTGCGTTTTCAATAGTTATTCCTATTGAAGGCAACACAGAATTTGCTGGAACAAGAGTGCCCGACTGACCTGTAAAGAAACTATTTGTAAATGTAACTGATTTTGTTGCCGTTCCAGATGCAATATGACCTCCTGTAGTAGCTCCTGCGTTGCCGAGGCTTGTTTCTGTTCTGCTTTTTATTTCAGCAGTATAACCAAGTTGATCTACTTCAATACTTTGTGCAGGATCATCTGTACTCATTTCACATTTAAATTTAAATCCTCTAGCTACATAAACACCATTAACAAAAGGATTAAATTGAGAGAATTGAGCACTGAATGTACAATTTCCACTCGTTGTTTTACTTATAGTGGCTGTTACTGTAAAAGTATTTGCATTTGGTACAGTTTCGATCTTATAAAAACCATCTAGTTCATTATTAGCACCAGTTGTAAAATCTAGAACCACAAAATTACCTACTGCATAACCATGAGATGTTTTTGTAACAGTTATAGTTGTTCCGCTTTGAGCATAAGTAGCAGTTACAGTAGCATCAGGATCTCCTTGAGTAGTAGCAACCAGTAATTTTGCATTTACATCAAATGCAGTAGCTTGGTCAAAATCAGTCCAAATATCAATTAATCCTGTTCTTTTGTCGATCAAATCATTAGGATAAAAACCCTGCGATACCATATGTCTGCGTAAGCTTAAAGGTTGTATCCCTCCTAAATCTAAAGTATTTGCAAAATCATAAGAAGCTCCTGTCTTATCGACATCACCTAAGAAATCTAAATCAGCGATAGCATCGAAATCAGAAACATCATTTAAAAACACTTTTGAACCAAGAACTAATCCATCTACCTCCTCAGAGAAAAAACAGTCATCTTTAACACCTTGAAAAGGAGGATTATCTAAATCTTCTCTATCCGTTAAAACTACAAGTTTAGGAAACACATCTGGTTCTGTTTGAAGCATGACAACAGAAGCATCTCCAGAACTTAACCTTCCTCCATCGTCACGAAACTTTAGGAGATACGTTCCATTAACAATATTCGGAACAATTGTTTCATTAATAGATCCTGGAAGTGCAGGGATTACGTCAACAGCATTAGTAAATGTTGCTCCACTTGTTAGGTTACTACTACGAACAACTACGTTTCCACCATGAATAACATCAACATCTATTGATTTATCAAAACGTAATCGTACAAATTGATCTGAGATTGGTTCTATAAATAAATTTTGTACGTCACCTGGAACTTCTGTTTTTCCAATCGCATCAAAAGTTAAAGTAGCTGGATCTGCTGATGCTTCTAAAGCTGCGTTAATACTAAATACTCTAAATTCATATCTACCTTGACTTGCATCAAATATTTCAAAATCAGTCCTATTTATAGTGGCGGTTGTGAAGTTTCCATTATCTTTACGATATTGAACTCTATACTGACTAACACCTTGAACACCTTCAAAATCTAAAATAATTTTTACTTTTGCTTTTTCGTCTTCTACATAGAATTGTTGTGAAGCAGTTAAGTTACCAGGGGCATCTTTTAACTCATTAAGAATAGATACGTTTCTAACAGGTAAAGTTGATCCATCTTCAATAAATGCAAATTTCCCTGAGTTATACGCAACACCAACAACTGCATAATTATCCTCAGATTCGGTTACACTGATAAGTCTCCATGTCGTAGTCTGTAAAGTTGTATTCTGTAAAATCCAAATACTATTTGCATTTGGAGCAGATGAAAAAGCAGATGAAACAGTTATTACCGCACCACTAATACCACTTACATCTCTAGTTTCGACTGAACCATCAGACAAAATAACGCTAAGTGTAGGACTATTGGTCGCATCCAAATCTGTATCTGCTGTATCATCTACAGTTATTGCTGTAGTTGTTGCTGATTTAATTCTCCCTCCTCGTCTTGCTCCTGCTCTTACTGGGTCGCTTACTTCAATAACTTGCCCTGGCCTAACAATAACTCCTTCCGCTAAACCAGTTGTAAAACTAATTGTTTCAGTAGAATTTTGCTCTTCAAACAGCATAAATCTTCCTAATCTTGCTGCTTGACCTCTGGAATTACACGCAAAACCAGTTACTTTCTTATGCAAAGCTCCATATTTTGTTTTGGCTGTTGTATCTTCTACAGTTTCAAAATCTAACTCCTGATTTTCCATGTCAAAATATGACACAGAAATCATTGTGGATCGTGTTTTTAAACTTGTTCCAGAGTAAGTAAAACCTTGTTCTGTTACGTTGGATAAATTAAATAAATAACTAGGATCTGTAGGTCTATCTTGAGAAAGTGTAAGTGATCCTGCGTTCCAAAAAGTTATAGCTCGCATTACTGAAGTCAACGCATTTATAACTTCATAAGCATCTTGTCTTGTTTGCAGAATAGTATTGCAACTAAATCTAGGTTCTTGTCCTCCTGCACCATCATCTACTAACTCTGAACAATAAACAGAAGCACTATAAAAAGCAAACTTATCTAGTTGAGATTCTGTTATGTGATCTCCTAATCCATATCTAGTGTTTGTTAAAAGATCAAACAATATCCAAGCTGGATCACTTGTCCAATGTGTTGTAGTAGTAAGCGTTCCATTAAAAGTGCCTGAGTAAGTTATTCTTCCTGTTGTTGCATCTACAGTCCCATTGTGAGGTATCTTTATCTTTACCCCACGAACTTTATACATTCGCCCTGGGACAGATGAGAATTGTTCAGAGTCAAACCTTAATGCTACATGAGCTATATCAGGATAAGGTCTTTGTTCATCAACAATCTGAGTAAGTGATGAAAAGAAAAATTCATCTCTTAATTTAGTAGGATCTTCAGCATTATCCGTTACTCTTTCGACAGTTATTGTTACAGGAAAAGTACTAGGAGTTCCAGTATTGGCATCGAGTAGATTAACTCTATAATCTCTGGCATATGCTGATGAACTTCTTCCTGTTATCGTGTCATCTATTGGAGTACTTGTCGTTCCATCGCCTTGAAGAATATTTATTTTTAACCTTACTGATGCACCATTTACATCTCCATTTGATTCAAACTTCTGTAAAGAATTAAATTTAACAGTAACTCTTACAGCATCTACATTTGAATTGGTTATCTGTCTTGATATTGGTGTTCCTTTTTCTACTTTTACTCCTACATTTGTTTCTGTCTCAATATCTGAAATTCCAGAAATAAAAGTTTGATTGCTAGTTCCAAATCGAGGCTCAAATTGTACATTACGAAAGTTAAAATCTGTGTCTTGAAGATCAGTTACATCAGCATTAGCTCTTAATACTGGAGTTTTTCCTAAAAAAACATCTTTTAATGCTGCGTTATTGTAATTAGCTGTTCCTTTTGTAAATCCTGCGGCTGATGGAAAACCTTCTATTTCACCTTCACTAAGAACATCGACAATAGTAGCAAATTGTTTACTACTTAATACGTCAGCAGGTAACGTAGAATCTACTAAAGTTGGTATAATTTCTGAAAATCCAGAAGCACTGAAAAACATTACGCTGTACCTTCTATCTGTACTGTATCAATTCCTGCCGATACTACTAGCGATCCAGCAAAAATTTCTCCATAAATTATAGGCAAAGCTGTTCCTGCTCTTGATGTATTCTGTACACCACTGAACGAAAAGTTTTGTGATTGTGGATCGTCTGATACTCCAGGGGGTTTGGGGACAGGGGTAAGCATCTCTGCTGCACCTGATAATGCCAAATAGATACCAAAGTTTCCTGCTGCTGCTGCTAAACTAGCACCTAATCCTGCTCCTCCCGCAGCAAATCCTAATGTACCACCCCCAAAAAAACCTGATCCAGCAGCAAATGTACCAAAACCACCAGTAAGTCCTACTGCTCCTACAATTGCAACTCCTGTTAAGATTTTACCAGCACCTTTAAAAATATCTTTAATTGCACCTACGGCTACAGGAACAATTTTTATTTCTTGTTGCCCCAAAGGATCAAGTAAATCATCTTCGCTGATATCAGTTTTTCCTACTTTCACTTGATAGGTTTGCTCCATCATATGACGCTCCAAATGAGGAAAATTTGCCAATAAAAATTTAAACGAATCAATAGGTGTATTAATTTCAGCTTCAAAAGTACGTTGCCCTAAAAAACGAGCTAATCTTCCATAAACTTTTATTTTATTGAGCATAGCGATACCTCTTCTTTGTACATTCTATATACTTTTGGTCATAAGTTTCTCTACAGCTAAGTCTTTTCTGACAGTGATGCAAAATAGTCTGATCTCCTAAATATAAAGCTACATGACTTAATGTGTTTTTATATGTATTCAAAAGCAAAACATCTCCAACTTCTGTTTCAACATTATCATCTATTTCCGTAAAACCTAATTTAGGTAAAGCATATTCAAATAAAGGATTTCTTTCAAAATCTTCTGGACTTTTTGGCCGTTTCCAATGTTTAATCTCTATATTTTTCTTTTCTTTATACCAATCGGTAATCAAACTCCAACAATCTTGTATATCCCATACCCATTCTCTTCCTATCAGTCCTTTTTTATAACCAGAAGGTTCAAAATAATTCCATTGCTCTGGTTCTGGAGTAACAATATAAAAAGGCAAATCTAAATATTCGCAACTTGCAAGATCAGCTTGGCTAGGAATAGGAGGGTGATTTGGGTGACTATGAAAAACCGCAACTATTTCACCAGCATCTTCAGCTTTTACCCAATCATCAGGATCTATAATAAATTGATCTTCTAAATCTTCAGCAAGATTTTTACAGGGAAAGTATTTTTCTTTACCTTTATAAACAGCTAACAAACCACAGGCTTCATGTGGTGCATCTTCTTTAGCGTGCTTAAGTGCAGTATTTTTCCAAGTCATCCTACAAACGTACCAATGCCAGGAAATATTGCTCTAGTTGCTATTCTCTTTGGTAGTTTTACGTTAACTAAATCAAGTGCAGAGATAGCTTCCCATTGAACAACATCTCTATTTTCAGTTATTTTTCTGTCTAAAAAGTAAATCTCTTGAGGAAACTCTGCTGTTGGATCGGGAGTTCCATAAGGATTTGTATTTCCTTCAAAATTAACAGCATCCAAAAATTTAGCTAATGTTCTAATTCTTACTAACTTTGTTCCATTTAAATCATTACCAATAGTTATTTGATTGGCAGCTTGTAAAAGTGCTGTAATCGTTCCAAAGATATTACTTACAGAAATTGTAGGTCTAGGTAAAGTACCTGTTGAACCAAAATCGAATCCTTCACATTGAATAGGAAATTTTTCATAACTATTACCAGCCCATACAATATTTCCATTTGCGTTCATATTTGAACCATTATGAAAACGATGAACAGTGGAAGAACCATGCAAGGTTGAATCTAATGTCAACGTAAACAATTCAATAATTGCCCCAGGATTTATTGATTGTAAGGCTGAAACTGGTACTGCCATTAGGGTTCAAATACTTGTTCAAATGTTGCTGTGATTCTATTACGCTCAAAATCAAACATCTCTCTGTTAAAGCCTTTACATATCCATTGGTAACTTGCAGTTTCGTCAGGTGGAGACCAAGTAAATGATGCAGCATCTTTTCCTCTTGCTTCTAAAAATGTTTCAATCTCATCTGCATCTTCATCATCTACATTAAAAGTAAGACTCCAAACTTTTGGATCTTGATTTAATCCAAATGAAGTACGCTGCTGATAGCCGTCA